CCACCGACTCGTTCTCCGCCCACGGCGCTCGCCCGGTGGCGCCGGTGGAGATGTTGTAAAGGGTCGTGCCGTGGATAAGAGTGTTCTCTCCCCACAGCAGGAAAGTCGGAGGCGTCTCCTTGCTCGCACCCGTATCGGTATCCCCGCTCGTATCGAGGGACGCCGTCCACGCCCGCGTCAGACCGGCGTCCTCCGCCGCGCCAGCTCTCGGACGAGCCAGCGACCAGTTCGCCCTCGAGCCGTTCAAGTCGAATCCTAGGGTTGCTATCCAGCACGACGGAAACCTGGCTAAGATTGCTGATAACAGCCGCTTGAACAGTCTCATATCTCACGAGACAATGGTCATGAACGAGAAGGGCAAGTCCCTCTACGAGTTCAAGTCCGAGGCCATGCTGTTCGTGGGGACCAACCTGCCGGTCCGCATCACCGACTCGAAGAGCGGACTGACGAGGCGTCTCATCGACGTGGAGCCCTCGGGTCGCAAGCTCGGCATTCATCGGTACAATGACATCATGGACCGAATCGAGGACGAGCGAGGATCCATAGTCAATCACTGCGTCGAGGTCTACAAGGCCAAGGGCTCATCGTATTACGACGACTACAAGCCGATCAGTATGATGAGCAAGACCAATCCCATCTTCAACTTCCTCGATTTCTATCGAGATGAGTTGAAGGATGAGGAGGGCTTGCCTCTTAGACGAATCTACGAGATGTACAAGGAGTACTCCCAGGCTTACTCCGACGGGAACATGTACCCCATGTACAGGTTCAAGGATGAGATCCAGGACTACTTCGAGGAATTCCACGATCGCCTCATGATTGATGGGGTTTATAGGCGCAAGGTGTACAAAGGGCTGCGCGAATCCAAATTTTCCCAGGGGGAGAAGTCGGAGAGCCCGATTCCGGACTGGATCGAGATGAGTGAGAGGGACTCATATCTCGACGAGCTCTACAAGGACCAGCCGGCTCAGTATGCCAACGAGAACGGTCTCCCGGCATATCGCTGGGACGACGTCACAACCACTCTCAAGGATCTGGACACCAGGAAGGAGCATTATGTCCTTGTACCCGAGAGAGACATCGTTATCGACATCGACCTCGACAAAGACCGCACTCGATGCCTTGAAGAGGCTCGGAAGTGGATTCCCTCTTATACTGAACTCAGCCGATCGGGGGGTGGAGTCCACATCCACTATCGATACCCGGGGGATCCGTCCGAGCTATCCAGGATGGTTGCCCCGGGAGTCGAGTGCAAGGTCTACTCGGGGAAGTCGGCGCTACGTCGACGTCTCACCGAGTGCACCGACCACCAGGGCCTTACCGAGGTTGAGGTCGGATATCTGCCCGTCAAGGAACAGTCAGTGATCAAGCAGGAGGTCATGCAGAGCGAGAAGTCGATCCGCAAGCTCATATCCCGCAACCTCCGAAAGGAGATCCACCCCGGGACCAAACCGAGCATCGACTTCATCAAGAAGATCCTGGACGACGCCTACGAGTCGGGCATGCCGTACGACGTGAGCGATATTCGTCAGAAGGTTCTCACGTTCGCCATGAAGTCGACCCATCAGGCCGACTACTGCATCAAGCTCGTCCAGGAGATGCACTTCTCCTCCGAGCACGATCATGAGGAGGAGTTCGAGGAGCCGACGGACGACACGCCCATCATTTTCGACGTCGAGGTGTTCCCCAACCTGTTCCTCGTGAACTGGAAGGTCCGGGGCTCGGACGAGATCCAGAGGATGATCAACCCGACGCCGAACGAGATCTCCGATCTTGCGGAGAAGAAACTCGTCGGATTCAACAACCGTCGGTACGACAACCATATCCTCTACGGTCGGATGCTGGGGTACTCGAACGAGCAGCTCTACCATCTGTCCCGCAAGATCATATCCAACCTCATCAAGGAGGGCTTCAAGGAGGCGTACAACCTGTCGTACACCGATATCTACGACTTCGCCGCCAAGAAGCAGTCCCTGAAGAGGTGGGAGATCGAGCTGGGAATCCATCACAAGGAGCTGGGCCTTCCCTGGGACGAGCCGGTTCCCGAGGACCGCTGGGAGGAGGTCGCGGCATATTGCGACAACGACGTGATCGCTACCGAGAAGGTCTGGGATCACCTGGAGGCCGACTGGGAGGCCCGTCAGATCCTCGCATCGATCGCGGGTCTCCCGGTCAACTCGAGCACCAACAACCTGACAACCAGGATCATATTCCAGGGTCAGAGGAACACTCAGCAGTACCTGAGGTACACGGACCTGTCCGAGATGTTCCCGGGCTACAAGTACGAGTACGGCAAGTCGACATATCGTGGTGAGGAGGTCGGCGAGGGCGGCTACGTCTACGCTGAGCCCGGTTACCACGAGAACGTCGCCCTGCTGGATATCGCATCGATGCATCCCACGTCGATCGAGAACCTCCAGCTGTTCGGACCGTACACCAAGCGGTACAGCGAGCTCAAGAGGGCTCGTATCCTCATCAAGCACAAGGAGCTCGACAAGGCTAGAGAGATCCTGAACGGCGCGCTAGCTCCATATCTTGATGATGAGTCGAATCTCGACGCTCTGGCATATGCGCTGAAGATCGCTCTGAATTCGACGTACGGACTCACGGCCGCCAAGTTCGACAACCCGCTCAGGGATCCCAGGAACGTGGATAACATCGTCGCCAAGCGCGGCGCGCTGTTCATGGTGGACCTGAAGTATTTCGTGCAGGAGAAAGGATACACGGTTGCCCACATCAAGACGGACTCGATCAAGATCCCGAACGCCGACGATCGCATCATATCGGAGGTCTTCGAGTTCGGGCGTCGCTACGGCTACGTATTCGAGCATGAGGCCACTTATGATCGGATGCTGCTCGCCAATGATGCTGTGTACATCGCCCACGACAAGGACGGATGGCACGCAACGGGAAAGCAGTTCCAGGAACCACTCGTGTTCAAGACCATATTCTCCGGAGATCCTCTTGATCTCGAGGATGTCGCCCAGACACGATCGGTTACTACTCGCATGTTCCTCGAGTTCGGGGAGGATGACCGGAAGTTCGTCGGCCGTGTCGGGAGCTTCCTTCCGGTTGATCCAGGAACTCCCGGAGCGGGTCGACTGGTACGAGAGAATCACAGAACTGACAAGGAGGGCAATGAGCTCATTTCCTACGGCGATGTCAGCGGTTGCAAGGGTTATCTCTGGCTGGACTACGAGGACGTCCAGGGAGACTGGCGCGACGTGTACGACGATCGATACGGCAGGCAGCTCGTTGATGCTGCCATGGACCAGATCAGGAAGTGGACGGACGTCGACGCCTTCCTAGCCGCATGAATCGCGAAAGGGGCAGGGCTTATAATGAGACCCCCTTCCAGAAAGGAACTGACCATGTCCTGCCCCTCCCTCGCCCAGCAGAGCATCTTCTCCCTCTTCGCCGACAAAGGCGTTACTCTCGCAGTTGCCTCGTACGCATACTACTCCGTACTCGACTTCTGCCGCCAGTACCGCCCCGACGCGACGAGCGAGGACATGCTCGCAATGGCTGAGGACATCTGCGACTCGTACCAGACCATCTGAACAACTCACCCCTAGAACCCAACCCGGGTTCTAGGTTTCTCGAAAGGAACGAACAATGACCGAGTCAGTCTACGACGGCGCCCAGACCGCTTCCGATATCCTCTGCGGCTACCGTAGCTACCTGAGGACCGAGATCGTCAACTTCACTAACGAGGAGATCGAGGACCTGATCAAGAAACTCAGGAAGTGCGTGGATAACAGTCACGGACCCGAGCGACACAACGAGATCCAGGGCCTCATCGATATCTGCCGCACCGAGCTCGACGAGCGCGATCTCGTCCGCTGCCTCGTGGAGGCGGGTCTCATCGTCGGGATCACCAACGTCGACGGCATTTCCGAGAACGACGTCCCGAAGGAGGACTGAGATGATCTGCGAGAAGGATGTCGAAGACGGTAAGGCCTTCTGGGCGGCCGCCGTTGCCTCCCGGGTTATCCTGCCGAATGGTGAGGAGGCCGAGCGGAAGACCTGTAAGGTCTCCGGATGGTATCTCCTCGACACGGATGACGAGTACTGGCTCTACTTCGTCGAGGACATCCATCACGTCAATTACGCTATGGGCGCTCGAATGGTCGCATATCCCGTGAAGGAGCCCTATGCGATCTATGACAAGTCGAAGTATGAGTACAGGTACAAGCTCGGAAGCGACACTATTGTCATCGAGGAGAAGTCCGAGCCTGAGCAGCACCCATTTCTCAAGGTCATCCATCGGAGCAAGGTCGGCCCGGTCTTGATGCTGGACAGTCTTGAGGATCAACTCAAGGATTTCGATGACGAGGGGCTGACGGCTCTCCAGTACGAGCTCGACATGTTCCATGAGGACTTCGACGATTTCCTCACCCCCGAGCAGGTTGACTGGTTCAACAGGATGTACGACATCGTCTCGTCCGAGATCGATGCTCGCTGGCTGCTGAAGAAGCTCGAGGAGCGCCGTATTATCAAGATCGAGAGGAGTAACTGATGCTGCGACCCAAGCCCATTCCAGAAGAGCAGAGTCGAGCCATTCTCGACCAGTTCTACGAGATCGACGACATGACCAACCAGATATCCCAGCACCTGGACTACCTCGAGTTCCTCCTCGAGAAGGCCGGGGTCCTGAAGGACAGGGCCAAGAACCACTACACGAAGCATGACTGGCAGCATATGCGATAGGAGGTACAGACTCTACTCACCGCCTCATATCGTCGATCATGTACTCACTCAAGTCTACTACCCAATAGAGAGGAACGAACCTTGCCGTCGAACACCTACACCATCAAGAACGCCAAGCTCCTCTTCCGCAATTTCGCGGGAGTCCAGGACCGCTTCGGCAACTCCGCCCGCACCTTCTGTGTCATCATTCCCGACGACGCCGTCGAGGACTTCCAGCGGGAGGGCTTCAACATCAAGACCCTGAAGCCCCGTGACGAGACGGAGGAGCCCCTGCCCTTCATCAAGGTCAAGGTCAACTTCGGAGGCCGTCCGCCCAAGCTCGTCTCGATCCTTGGGAAGAGCCGTACCCTGCTGAATGAGCAGACGGTCGGTGCCCTCGATTTCGCGGACCTCGAGCGGGCCGATATCGCCATTCGTCCATACCACGGTCGGACTCGCGCCGGAGTGGAGTTCTGCTCGGCATATCTGGACAAGGGCTTCTTCACCATCGTGGAGGACGAGCTCGAGGCCATGTACGCCGAGGAAGAGGACGAGGAGGAGGTGCCGTTCTGATGTCTCTCGAGGTCAAGCTCTTCGTCCCTCGCCGCATCGTCTGCGAGGCGGCTAAGATCACCGAGGAGAATCTCCAGAAGATCAGCAACTGGACGTCCGGAGACCGAGAGGTTCAGCGGAGTATCTACGAGGGCAGCATCGGCAAGTGGGTCGTCCGACGGGGTGACAGCAAGTTCGAGCTCATGAGCGAGGGACAGCTCTGGGGGGCTCACG